CAAATGCGTTCTCAAGGCGGTCTAACGCCTAGAACTGAAGCGCAAATGCAACGCATCATTGAACGTATGCAACGCCGTAGCTGGGATTGATTTAAAAATGAAAAAGAAAGCAACTGAAGATCAATTCAACGAGTTGCATAATCTTGTCACAAAGGAGTTCCTTGCCCGTATTAAATCGGGCGAGGCTTCTACTGCTGATCTAAAGGCAGCCTGTGATTGGCTTAAGACCAATGACATTAGTGGTGTCGCCTTTGACGGTAGCCCCCTAGATAAATTGGCAAACATTATGCCAACTGTTGACCCTGAACTTGTCCAACGGAGGCTCTATGGCCCGAAAGTCTAAATATAGTGGTGCTAAATACGCTAACGGTAACTATAAGTCATATCAAAAAAAGTATGACTCTAGTGAACTACAGATTAAAAAACGCACCCAATTAAATAAGGAGAATCGTAAACGTGGCACGTACGGCAACGGTGATGGTAAAGATGTTTCCCATAAAAAGAATGGTAAAACATTCCTTGAAGCAGCATCTAAAAACCGAGCACGTAAAGGTCGCGCATGACTCCCCTACTTCCTTCACCTGATCATTATCTTTATAACTTAATAGCCATGACCTCACCAGAAGCCAAGCGCCTGTGGAGGCGCTCTATTAAGGAACATTTTGACTGCACTTGTGTTTATTGTGGTAAAACTTATGAATTATCTAATCTCACTTTGGATCATGTCCGCCCTCGCTGTCGTGGCGGCTCAGACATCAAGAATGTCGTCCCGGCCTGTCTTATGTGCAATCAGAGTAAAGGAAGTAACAACTGGCTCACTTTTATGAGACAAACCTTTGGAGTTAATAGACTCCGTGAAAAATTAATTATGGAGTATATTACTTAATGGATAGAGAAACAAAGCGAGCGTATCAACTTGTTCAAGCTACAATTGTAGAAAATCTTGACAGGTTACAAGCTGCTCAAAAAAATAAAATTAAACTACCTAGTGGTGATGTAAACGATCTTAAAAAATGGAGACGTTTTGGAGCAGCTTTTGCTTGGGATCCTACTGTATTTCAAGATGTTTTGGAAAAACCTTACATGGAGCCTGAGGATTTAATTAAAAAACTCAGGAAAACTGAAGAAGGTTTAATGAGAGATTTTCAGTACGTTAAAGGTATCCCTCTTCATCACATTATTGCTGATAGAACCGGTGGTGATCTTGGAATTAGAACACCAATTGATATTTGGGAAGACACTAAAAAACGTATTTTTGATTTAACTGGCGCTACTCCTGGCGACAACCAAGCAAATTTAAACGCTATTGGTGCTTTTGATGAGCTTTGGCATCAAGGTCGTTTAGGCGCTAAAAATACTGTTTTTGCAGAAGCTGGTCTTATACGTCCTGAGGATTTTCCTTATCTACATAGAGCTGGGCAAAATTTAGCTGACAAATTAGGTTTAAATCCAAAATTAGTCCAAGCAAGCGCTGAAGAACAAGTTAAAGCTTTGCTTCCTTCTATCTTACAACAGCAGGAACGATTTGCGGAAACAAGTGCTACGCCACAAGTGCAAAAGCAACGTAATGTATTTGTACAAGCAGGTTTTCCTGAAATACTTGACCCTACTACATCAGCTGAACGTATTGGTGTAATTGAAAAGGCTACAAGAAAAACTCCTTTGCCATTAATTTTTGCTAAAGCTGGTTCTATGCTTTATGATGGAGAAGCTGCAGTTAAAGAATTTATGGCATCAGACCAGGCTACTATTATGAGGGGTGAAGTAAACAAAGGTTTGGCTAAATTAGGATTGCCGCCTATGCAAGGTTCACAGATGTTTAATGTAGATCCTGTAGGTGCTGCAATTAGTGGTGCTATTGATTATATTAGAAAAAACCCAATTGGAGCATCAATTGGCGCTGCAACATCTATTGAGCCTGAAGCTGTTAAATCTTTATTTCAAGGTAAACCTAAAGAAGCTCTTGTACAAACACTTGGTGGTGCAGTTAGCGGTGCATTAGTTGAACAAGGTGGTCGTTTGGCTGCACCGCTTTTATCAAAAATACCTGGCGCTGCTGCTGCAGGTAGTGTTTTAGGACCAGCTGCTGGTGCAGTTGGTGGTTATCAACTAGCTGATGCCATTTTAGAAGGTGCAACAGGAGAGGGCTATGTTGGAACTTTACAGCAAGTACAAGATAAAGAGCGTACTGCTAGGATTAATCAGCAAATGCAAGAAAGTGCTGAAATTTCAAGGCAGCAAGCTATTGCACAAGGCAAACCTGATCCTATGCGTTCTTCTGATTTTATTGAAAAGGTTGTAACTGACCCCCTTAACGAACTTGAATACGCTGGTAAACAAGTTCTTGGTGGTCTTAAAGCTGTGGGTGGTGCAATATTGTTTGGCTTTTAACTTATGAACACCCTAGAACTACTTAAAGATGATTTCAAGCTGTTCCTGCAGGCTCTGTGGGCGCAGCTTGATCTGCCTAATCCAACCCGTGCACAATATGCCATTGCTGACTACTTACAACACGGTCCCAAGCGTTTACAAATCCAAGCCTTCCGAGGTGTTGGCAAATCCTGGATTACTGGTGCTTTTGTGCTTTGGACTTTGTTTAAC